TCATTTTTGACATCAGGTGTAGTTGATACGTTTGGCAATATTATGGATGGGGTTATAAAGTTAGTGCAAAAACTTGGCGAGCAAGGTGGCTTCATTGACACAATTGGCAACAAGATAACTCAAGCACTAAACAATTCAGAAAACTTTATAAAAAACGTCAAAGACTTTTTTACAAACACTGTTGAAGGATTCACAAGTTTTATTTCAAGTGCATTAACTAACGGAATATCAGCAGGTATTGCCAGAGGTGTTGCACTAGCATTACCAACAGGTGACAATGCAGAAAAATTAGCAATGTATGATAAGATACAAAGTATGCTCAAAACCAATCCTAATGATCCTGACACACTTAAAAAAGCATACGCAATGTTACGTAGAGGTAGAGAAGATGCAGAATCAACTGATCCGTGGGCCGAGTATGCTTACAACAATAGAGGATCAGATTTTATACAGAACTATATCCAGGATGAAATAGGCAAATATTTTGCCAAGCCGCTGTTTCCACAATCAGGTGAAATGGGTTCGCCAACTGGCATTGTAAATCCCAATCAGCAAGGTGGAACACAAGGTGGAACACAACAGTCAGACGGTATAAGTGGCACTAGCAGGCAAAAAATTAAAATTTTACCAATGTTTGGTGATCCAACCAAATATCTTGAACAAGGTGAAATGACTGAAGGAGAGTATAGAAGAAAACAAATTGAAATACTCCAAGAACAGATTAACATACTAAACAAAATCAACACTAATTCAAAAAATCAAGTGACTTCTATTGATAAACAGACAAATACGTTGCAAAACACAACATCTTAATCCATATGCAATTTTACCAACAAAACAAGGTTGACATATAGTATTCATTTTGTTAGTATATTAAAAAGGAATTTAAATAAATAACGTTATGAGTTGGAAAAAGTACTTCAGAGAATACGACACAGCCGAAGGTTCTAAAAGCCCAATGGGGTCAGCGCCAGCCAGTGCAACATCAAACACAGGTCACGCAAGATACAACACATGGTTACCTGAGGTTTATGCAGGACAACCAAACAGAATTGAAAGATACTATCAGTATGACATGATGGATCTTGACACAGAAGTTAATTCTGCATTAGACACTATTGCAGAATTTTGTACTCAAGTTGACGAAAAAACACAATCACCTTTCACAGTATTTTACAAACAAGAACCAACCACAACTGAAACAGCATTATTGCAAAATGCATTACAGCAATGGAACAAAGTTAATGAGTGGAACAAACGTGCTTTTAAAATGTTTAGAAACACTATCAAGTATGGTGATCAAATGTTTGTGCGTGATCCTAAAACTTACAAATGGTTTTGGGTTGATCCAGGATTTGTAGACAAGATTGTTGTCAACGAAGGCAAAGGCAAAAAGCCAGAAGCATACTTTATTAGAAACTTAGATTTAAATATTAAAAATTTAAATTTAACTTCTGACTCTTATTCAAAATTCAACACACAAATGGGTTATGCAAATGCAACTCCATTCCCTGTTGGTGGTATGGGATCAAATAAAGCATATCAGCCAAGAGGTGCCACAACAGCAAATTTACCAGGCGGCTATGGATCAAGATTTCAAAGAGACGCCACAGTTTACCCAATTGATGCCACACATGTAATTCATTTAAGTATGACAGAAGGTATGGATAGATTTTGGCCTTTTGGGTTGTCAATTTTAGAACCAATCTTTAAAACATTCAAACAAAAAGAATTGTTAGAAGACTCAATTATCATTTACAGAGTGCAAAGAGCACCTGAACGTAGAGTGTTTTATATTGATGTGGGTAACATGCCAACTTCAAAAGCAATGGGATTCATTGAAAGAATCAAAAATGAAATTCATCAAAGACGTATTCCATCACAAACAGGTGGTGGTACAAATATTATGGATGCCACTTACAATCCGTTGTCAATGATTGAAGATTATTTCTTTGCACAAACGGCTGAAGGTAGAGGTTCTAAAGTTGAAACATTACCGGGCGGTACTAACTTGGGTGAAATTGATGACTTGAGATATTTCAATGATAAACTGATGAAAGGTTTGAGAATACCAAGTGCATACATGCCAAGCTCACCAAATGATCCACAAACTGCATTCACAGATGGCAGAGTTGGTACAGCATACATTCAAGAATATAGATTTACAAAATTCTGTAAAAGACTTCAAACATTTTTACAGCCAGCAATTGATCATGAATTTAAAATGTTTTTGAAACACAGAGGAATTGAAATTGATTCTGGTATGTTTGAATTACAATTTAATGAACCACAAAACTTTGGCAAGTACAGACAGATTGAACTTGACACACAATTGGTACAGATTTGGAATCAAGTACAGCAGGTGCCTCATATCAGTAAACGTTTTGCAATGAAACGTTTCTTAAAAATGACTGAAGATGAAATTCATGACAATGAAAGACTATGGGCAGAAGAAAACAAAAACTCTATGCCAGGCAATGAAGGCACAGAAGGTCTAGGTTCAGTGGGTGCGGCACCAATGCCAGGCTCAGGGTTTACAGGTGGCGCAGATGATGTGGACACAGGTGGCACAGAATCTCCAATATCAGGTGCAGAATCGCCAACATCACCAACACCCGAACAAGAATAATCAATTACATATAATATAAGTAGAACTCACATAAATAAAAGTGTTATGAGATACAATGAACTTAAAGAGGCTTACTTTCCTGAAAAAGATGCATATCATCGTGCTGACATAGGCACATCAAGAAAAACTAGACTTACACTTAAACATTTAAATGAACTAAGAAAAGTCAGAGAAATCAGAAAGCAAGACCAAGAGCAAAACAGAGAATTTGTATCAAAAATGTACGGACAACCAGCAGAAATTGTCCAGTAAAACAGAGTTTTATCTAAAATCTAAAAAAAAACACCTAAAATCTCTCTAATTAACCGGTATTTTTAACCTTTTGTGTAAATATAGTTTATAATATACGAACATTCGCGAATAATATCGTAAAAGGAGATTTAACATGTCACAAATGAGTTCAAAATTAGAACAAGTGTTAGAATTCTTAGTGAACGGTGAAAACGACAAAGCTCAAGAACTTTTACACGACACAATCGTAGAAAAAGCTAGAGAAATACACGAAGAAATCGTTAACACTCAAGAAGCAACTGACACAGAAGCAGAAACCAAAGAATCAACTGAAGAAACAACTGAAGCAAAATCAGAAGAAACAACTGAAGCAAAATCAGAAGATGATGCTGAAGAAGTTGAAGAAACAGTAGGTGGTACAGGAGATTCAGAAGAAGATCTTAAAGCAGAACTAAAGCAAAAAGCTGAAGAAGATGCTGAAGAGATTGACTATGAACAAACAAACGAAGAAGATCATGATGAAGAAGCTGAAGGTGAAGCTGAAGTAGATGCAGAAGAAGTCGAAGATTTAAAAGACAAAGCTGATGACATCGAAGACGCTTTAGAAGAACTAAAAGCAAAATTCAATGAGCTTATTGGTAACAAAGACGAAGAAGAGTCAGCAGAAGAAGAAATGCCAGCAGAAGAAGAAATGCCGGCAGAAGAATCTGCAGAACTGCCGTTAGAAGAAGCATCTTTAAAAGCAGTTAATGTAGACAATGCTGATGGATCGGATTCTACTAAATCACCAGTAGCAGGTGCACCAAAAGAAAACGCCAACGGCGCGGCACCAGTTGCAACTGGCAAAGGTGGTGAAGAAAAAGGTGGTCAAGTAGCAAAGCCAAGTGAAATGGGTGCTACAACAGAACCTAATATGTCTGAAGTAAAAGCAGATCATAATGACGGTTCAGACTCATCTGCAAAATCACCAGTAGCGAGTAAGTAATTACTCAACAGGAGTAGCAAATGAGAGTTATGCGTCCACTAACAGAAAGTTTGACATTTGATCAAGCAAAGATCAATGTCGTACAAGAAGGCAAAGAGGATCAAAAACACTACTATATGGAAGGTGTTTTTATTCAAGGTGGAGTAGTTAACGAAAACAAACGTGTTTATCCGGTTGAACAAATCCGTGGCGCAGTAGATTCAATCAAAGAGAAAATCAATGGTGGTTATTCTGTAATGGGTGAATGTGATCATCCACAAGGTTTACAGATCAACTTAGACAGAGTTTCTCATATGATAGAAAATATGTGGATGGATGGTCCAGATGGATACGGAAAACTAAAAATACTAGAAACCCCGATGGGTAAAATAGTATCAACTTTGCTTAAAGGCGGATGTAAATTGGGAGTAAGTTCCAGAGGCGCTGGCAATGTTGGTAACGATGGTAAAGTGTCAGAATTTGAAATCGTTACTGTAGACGTTGTTGCACAGCCTTCGGCCCCTGATGCATATCCAAAAGCCATTTACGAAGGTCTACTAAATATGCGTGGCGGACAAAAAATATTAAATTTGAGTCGTGATGCCACATATGATGCAGTAGCTGAAAAGTATTTGGCAGAAGAAGTTATGAAAATAATAACAGAACTAAGGTTAAAATAAGGAGATTCAGATGGCAAATATAACTGATGAAATTTTTGGATCCGAAACCCTTTCTGAAGAGGTAAAAACTCAAGTTCAGGAAGCGTGGGAGAAAAAGCTGTCTGAGGCTCGTGAGGAACTTTCTGCAGAACTTCGTGAGGAGTTTGCACAACGTTACGAAAACGACAAATCTCAAATTGTTGAAGCTATGGACAATATGATTACTGATTCTCTTAAAAAAGAGATGAGTGAACTAGCAGAAGACAAGCAAAAACTTGTTGCTGAAACTGTAGCATACAAACAAAAAATGGGAGAACATTCGGAACTGTTGACTAAGTTCGTTAATGAAACTCTTGTAAAAGAAGTGCAAGAATTACATGGCGACAGAGAGTCACTCAAAGGTCAATTTACAAACTTAGAAGAGTTTGTAGTCAGACAACTCTCCAATGAATTATCTGAGTTCGCACAAGACAAAAAAGACGTTGTTGAAACAAAAGTTAAATTAGTAGCAGAAGGTAAGAAAGTTATCGAAGATACTAAAGCGGCATTTGTTAAAAGAGCGGCTGGTCTTGTTGAAGACACAGTTAGTTCAACACTGAAAAACGAAATGACAGCACTTAAAGAAGACATCAAAGTTGCAAAAGAAAACAATTTTGGTAGAAAAGTGTTTGAAGCGTTTGCAGGTGAATACATGAGTTCTTACCTAAACGAAGGTGGAGAAATTCGTAAGTTGAATGATCAACTTACTGATCAGCAGGAAATGACCAAGACATTGGAAGGTAGCCTCGCTGAAAAAGACGCTGAAATTAAGACAGTGGAAACAAAGCTAAAAATAGCTGAAGACAAGATTGTTAGAGAAAAAACTCTTAACGAACTTGTTTCACCACTATCAAAAGATAAGCGTCAAGTAATGTCAGAGTTACTTGAATCAGTTCAAACTGTTAATCTTAAGAAGCAGTTTGAAAAATATCTACCAGCAGTGTTAAATGAAACAACTACTGAAGTTGAAACAAACAAAGTAGTAATCACAGAGCACACTGGAGATAGAGCTGAAACAATTAGCAACGACGAAAATAATGATATCGTTAATATTAAACGACTAGCAGGTCTAAGGAGTTAAACATGACAGACAAAACAATTACTGAAAATTGGGAAAATACAAAATCTGCTCTGCTAGAAGGACTTGAAGGTCAAAGAAAAGAGACTATGGGTGCAATCCTAGAGAACACTCAAACTTATTTGGCTGAAGCGGCTACAGCCGGTGCCACAGGCGCTGGTAATGTTGCGGCTTTAAACAAGGTTATCCTTCCAGTAATCAGAAGGGTTATGCCCACTGTGATCGCAAACGAAATCGTTGGTGTACAACCAATGACAGGTCCAGTTGGACAAATCCACACATTAAGAGTTAGATACGCTGACTCATTCAATTCAACATCAGGTACTGATACTACAGCAGGCGAAGAAGCACTTTCTCCGTTCAAAATTGCTGAAGGTTATTCAGGTGCAGTTGACGACAAAGCGGCTTCAACATCAACACTAGAAGGTGCGGCTGGTAACAGAATGTCAATTCAAGTGTTAAAACAAACTGTAGAAGCTAAGACAAGAAAGCTATCAGCAAGATGGACTTTTGAGTCGGCTCAAGATGCTAACGCAATGCACGGTCTTGATGTAGAAGCTGAAATTATGGCGGCTCTAGCACAAGAAATAACAGCTGAAATCGATCAAGAAATTTTAGGTTCACTAAATTCTCTAGCAACATCGGCGGCAACAAACTTTGACATGAGCACTGTAACTGGTACACACACATATATCGGTGACAAACATGCAGTTTTAGCCATCCTGATCAACAGAGAAGCAAACTTGATTGCACAAAGAACAAGAAGAGGTGCAGGTAACTGGGCAGTAATGTCTCCAACAGCACTTACAATTCTTCAATCAGCGACAACTTCAGCGTTTGCAAGAACAACTGAAGGTACATTTGATGCACCAACTAACACTAAATTTGTTGGTACATTAAACGGTTCTATGAGAGTATACGTTAATTCATATGCTTCTGATAGTGCTAACGTACTAGTTGGTTACAAAGGTCCAGGCGAAGTGGATGCGGCGGCTTTCTATTGCCCATACATTCCTCTAATGTCTTCTGGCGTTGTAATTGATCCAGGTACATTTGAGCCAGTAGTATCGTTCATGACAAGATACGGTTATGTAGAGTTAAACAACACTGCATCATCACTTGGTAATGCACAAGACTACATCTCAAAAATTGGTGTATCAAACTTGTCATTTGTGTAATCCACAAACAAGTTAAACATATTAAAGCCTCCCAGGAAACTGGGGGGCTTTTTCTTTTAAGCACATTTTAATCAAATCATTGACAATAAATAAATATAGTAAAGGAGCATAGGAAATGCCAGCAAAAGTAGTTAGACGTTCATCAGGAACAATTTCGTTTGATTCAAACGTGAATTTTGTGAATGATTTACTCGCTGTTAGCACAACAGATTTAACAACCACTGATCCAATTATTACTGTTAATGATCAAGCAGGAACTGTACCAGGTGCAGGATCAGGTTTAGAAGTTTCAGCCGGCAACGTTGCAGTAGCAAGTTTGTTATATACATCTTCTGCAGGTAACGGTAATTGGGCATTTGTAGGCGAAGGATCAATGACAGTTGACTTTCAAAATGCTACTTTTAATAATTTTTCAATAGGAACAGTTGCAAGTATCAATGTAACTTCTAATTTAGCATCACCAGGTGCAAACATAACTGGTGGTTATATAGATTCAACAGCAATTGGTTCTACTACACCATCAACAGGTTCATTTACAGATTTAACAGCAACAGGCACAGTATCACTTGGTGCTCATTCGGGTACATTAACAGGCGATACAACAGGTTTACACACTGGAAATGTGTTAGCGGCCAATACAGATGTAATTTTAAATGTTGGTTCAAGTCCAGCTATGTTAACAGGACAAGTGTCAAGTATTGCAAATCATGACACAGATAATTTAGGTGAAGGCACAACAAATTTATATTATACTGACACAAGATGGGACAATAGATTAGCAACTAAAACAACAGACAATGTGATAGAAGGTGCGTCAAATCTTTATTACACAAACTCAAGAGCAGATGCAAGAATTAATGCGGCCAACTTAACTGATTTAAACAATGTAACTATTGCCAGTGTAAACTCAGGAGAAGTTCTAACTTGGAGCGGCACTGCATGGATCAATCAAGCTCAAGCACAGAATGTAGTTAATAGCAGTGTTGATGATGACAACAGCACAACAGCAATTTCAGGAGCCACACTAGAGGCAGAAGCGGCTTCAGGATTATCAGTTGCACTAAATCCATCAAGTAACTCTAATAATATTTTAGTCACAGCACATGTAAAATATCAAGTACAGTCAAGCACAGGTACAACTGCTTTCTATATTAGATTATATAGAAACAAAGGAGGTCCTGGTGAAACACTATTAGCAGAAGACACAGTTTATGAATCTGCTAACACACCAACAATTTATCAAAGTAATTTTAACGTGTATGACATACCGGGTGGTTCAGCAACATATTCAGTTTATTATGATGCTTCCACAGCCAATGGTACATTGACACCTAATCCACAACACTCTGATACAACAGCATCAAAAGGTTATATCACAGCCACAGAAGTTAGAATTGCAACACTGAATATTGTGGAAGACACAACACCATCTCTTGGTGGAACACTAGATGTTAATTCACAAAATATTCAATTTCCAACAACCACAATTAACGATGTAATAGATGACGATACTTTTGCTACTGCTAATGCTACTAAATTGGCAACAGCAGAATCAATCAAAGCATACGTTGACTCACAGGTGGCCACAGCAAATGAATTAAGTGAACTCACAGATGTAAGCATAGGTACTCCATCAAACGGAGATGTATTGAAATACAACACAAGCACATCTCGTTGGGAAGCAGGTGTAGATGTTGACACAGATACAGGAATTTTAAGTATTGTAGAGGACACTACTCCACAATTAGGCGGAGATTTAGATCTTAATTCACAAAATATCACAGGCACAGGTAATATCAATACCACAGGTAATGCAGAATTTTCAGGAAATTTAACAGTACAAGGAAACTTAACAGTTAATGGTTCAACAACTACAATTGATGTAACACAATTAGAAGTTGATGATCCAATGATTTATTTGAATAGAAATGCTGACACAGGCTCAACTAATGCATTTGACTCTGGTCTTTTAATTGAAAGAGGTTCAACAGAAGATCATGCTGGTATGATATGGCAAGAGTCAACAGACAGATTTAAATTTTTAACATCTTCAAGTGTCACAAGTACTACAACAGTGGTCACAAACATAACACTAGCAGATGTAGAAGCCGCTACAGCTCATGTCACAGCAACGTCGGCTCAATATGCTGACTTGGCAGAGTTATATACCAGTGATGCAGAATATCCACGTGGTACAGTTATGGTCTTTGGTGGTGATGCAGAAGTAACACAATCAATTCAAGCAATGGATCATAAGATTGCTGGAGTAGTTTCTGAAGAACCAGCATACTTGATGAATTCAGGTGAAGAAGGTCTAACTGTTGCTGTAGCATTAAGAGGTAAAGTACCAGTGATGATTAAAGGTCCTGTTAAAAAAGGTGACTTGATTGTATCTAGTAACGAACCAGGTGTTGGTGAAGCACATGACGGTGTTACAAACTGTGTTTATGTGATTGGTAAATGCATTGAAAATGATGACACAGAAAATTTAACTAGATTAATTTACTGTGTAATCTAATCATATTTGTAATTTTTATCATTGTATTTGGCGTAAAATCTTAAAAAAATACCATTCCATTTTTTCATGTCTTTTATCATTTCTTGTGTATGATAAAATGTCATTGGAAATGTAAAAAATTTATACAACTTTTTCATTTCATAAAATCTTTTTTCTAAACTTTGCAAAGATTTAATGTCTTGTTTTATATCTTGTACTAGATTATCGATAAATTTTTTGTCTTTTATTAACTTAATAACCGCCATATGATCTTCATTCTTTTTATTGAAATTAATATCAATTTCTTGTATTTCAAAATAAATTGATCTTACTGGATTGATATTTTTGTGATATTTTTTCAGTATTACAGGAAGTTTGTATTTTTCATTACTAGTTTTTAAGTTGTTAGTAATAGTGTAATAAACATCTTCTAAATCATATCGTAACTGCAAATCTATTTCACTTGAATCTTTGATATAATATTGAAAAGCAGAAACTAGTATTTTGTAATATTTTTTAACTTCGTTTCTTGGTAAATTTGAAAAATATTCATAAAATCTTTGTTTAGTAATACTATGTTGATCCATATACTGAATGATATGTTTATCAAATGTACCATCTTTTTGAAACTTTTTAAAAGATTCAAACAATTTGATTTGTTCTATTTTATAAACTTTTCCCATACTACTATTTACAAATAGTTATTGGTTAAGAATTTTTTTTATCTTTTTTATATTTTTTTCGTTGTTTAATGTAGTTTTAGCACCGTTGTGTAAAGGTCTTGGATATTGACCAACTTTGACCCAAGCATATCCGTTGCTTTCATTATTAAGAGATGGTATAAATTCTTTTGGTGTAACAATAACGTAAGTGTAATATTTAAAACCGTTGTCATTTGATTGAAATGTATCTAGCGGATTAATTTTTTCCATTGGTGGCACAAAACCCATTTCTTCTTTGAGTTCTCTTCTCAAAGCATCTAGTGGAAGTTCTCCCTTTTCAATTTTACCACCCCAAAAACTCCAAGTGTTTGGATATGACACTTCTTCGCTTCTAAGATTTAATAAAATCTTTTTTGTATCTTGTGCAATAAATGTTGTACCAACTGCCTCGTACATTTTTTTTCCTTTTTTTTATTGTACACTTTTTATGGCGTAGGTGCAAGTTCTAATTTCCAATAACCGTTGTTATATTGTCCTCTATGGCTATCTATCCATTGCGATCCTGTCCATTTGTATTGTATACCTGTGTTTGTGTTTGTTACATATTCAGCACGAGTATTTTCTGATGCATCAAACACAATTGACCATGCTCCATTATTATAAGCAATGATGTCATTTTCTCCACAACTAAAACCTTTAAAACTATTATTGTTAGTGGCAATAGGATTAATAACAAGATATCTTTGTCCGTTCATTGATAAAGGTAATCCGTTGCCTGGATACGTTGTTTCTGGATCAATAATTTTATCAACTGCACTTTGAGTATTAGAAGGCAGTGTGCTTGAGTCCAGTGTAAACAATAATTTGTTTTTATCTGTTGGGTGGTATGCAATAGTACCGTAAATTAAATCTGTTGTTGAATCTAACTTGTCTGAATGATTAATAATTAATCTTGAAATGCCGTCTTGCAGTTCTCCGTAAATATCTAAAAATTCTTTCCAACTTTCATCTTCATTGGCTCCGTATGCACCAAGCAATGATACTTCATTGCCAGCAATTGATATCTGTGCATTTTCTGGTGTAATAATCTGTGTTGATATTTGACCTGGAAACTGTTCAAAAAAGTCAATAAATCTTGGATCATAATCTAAATCATCGATTGATTCTGTGTTGTTTACTCTAGCAACTATTTGTTTGATAATTGATTGCTTTTTAACTTTTGCAGGAGGATTAATCCAGATTGGTAAACTAAAAGTCAATGTTGACACGTCTAGTTGTGTGTCAACTCCTTGTGGCACAGCACGTGAACTCCAGTTGATATCAATTAATTCAACATTAGTGATGTTGGTCCAATCTAAAGGATTGTCATTTGCCTGTAGTTCTACTGCTGGGTTGAACAGTGTTAGCACTTGTTCTAAAAGTTGTAATTTTTGGTCAGTGTTTGAACACCAAACATCAACTGCCATGTTTAAATTGTATGGAACCGGCATAAATCTTTCTACAGTGTATGTGTTACCAATCTCATGCAAATAAGAGTCGTTTACTTCATCATATTTTCTTTCTTGTACCTGTACTTTGTCAACAAGTCTAGGTTCTTGTAATCTATCTCTTGCAAGTTGCAAGTTAGCAACATACACAGACATAAAAGGTGCAGAACTCATAACATTTTCAGAATTATGTCTTTGTAAATGTGCAACCATTCTACTCATATCAGCATATCTTACAGGAACTCTGATATATGATTCACTGTCAGAATTATCTTTTTTTCCTACACGAATAGAAAAATTATCAAAAATTCTTATGAATTGTAAAATGTATCTTCTTATTTGTTGATCGTACCAGTAATCCATATTAATCTGCCTTTGGTGGTATCACCTTACTTAAATTTTGTTTTTCACTGCCATCACCTGTCACTGTTGATGAAGATTTGTTGTTGATAAAACTGTCAAGACCTTTGTTTGAACTCACATAATTACCTCTGTAATTGTCTGAGATTTTGATAAATCTGTTACCTTGTTTTCTAAATAATCTGCTTGGAGAGTAATCAGTACGTAACACATATTGTCCTTCTTGTATTGAACTTGGAAAACTGTTTCCAGTGTGCGATATTGTAATACCTTTTCCAGCAGTTCCGTCTTGACTCTTTGGATCAACTTTATGTAATGCTTCTCCTTCAACATATAAATGACCAACTTGATTTCCTTTTGTTGGAACATTTCTTTCAGCTTCATTGATAACTGCATCATTGATATTAATATCTGACTGATATGTTGAAATAATATTTTTTAAATCTCCGGCATCTTCACCACTGCCAAGAATATCTCTAAATTCTTGTGTGTCTTGCATAGCCACTGCTTTGCATCTCCAAATGTGTGGCCACCAACCTGGATCATAACCTTCTTGACCTCTTGCAGTGTCTTCAACCACATAAAATTTATTAATGGCTAAATTTTCTGATGGAGTAAAAGATGAAACAGTTTGTGTTGCTGAACTGGTTTCACCTGTGAGAGTTTCATTAGCATCAAACAATCCATCAGTGGACAATCTAATAGTTTTAGCATTGTGATTGTAATCAATAACAGTGCCAACAGTACCTGATGTTTCACCTGTAACAGTTTCGCCTTTTCTAAACTTTTTAGTTGGTTTACTTGTTAAGGTAATCATGGCCGCTTCAAGTCTTAAATCATCTCTCAAATGCGGCAATTCAAATACATCACCTGGCATGATTTTTCTACCAAGTTGTTCAACCATGCTGTTTAAATGAAATGTAATGTAAATTGTATCGCTGGTTTGAAACAAGCCAAATTGTGTCAAATCAAAATCTTGATCATTTAAAGAATAATTACCTCTTAAATCATATACATCTGGATCGTATTTTCTATCTCTATTTTCTAAAAATAATAGATCTTGTATGTTTGCTGGACCCAAACTGCTATTCTTTGGCTGATCATGTGATATACTGTTTGTATTAACATGGGGACCTAAGTATTTGTGTACAAATACGCCCGTACCACCTGCATATAGGTGTTCTTTTACTACACGATCAACAAATTTGTAGTCGTTTCCTTTATCTGGTTTCCATAAGCTAATTCTTGGCATAGTTATTCCTTACATAGTATTTATTGTATTAAAATCTTTTTATAAATACTATTAACATGGCTACTAAGAAAACTAACAGACAGGAACTTATTACAGACATTCGTAACATCTTAGGTGATGGTATGGTTGATGTGGAACTTGATCCAAAACACTACGAACAAGCAATTGATCTAGCAGTTGATAGATACAGACAAAGATCGTCAAATTCTACAGAAGAAGCGTATATTCATTTAGAACTACAGCAAGATATTCAAGAATATACACTAGCAAGAGAAGTAATTGAGGTTCGTGAAATCTTCAGAAGATCAGTTGCAGGATCATCAAGTTCTGTTGATTTAGATCCTTTTGAACTTGCTTACACTAATCTTTACTTTTTGCAGGGTGGTAGAATAGGTGGATTGCTAACATGGGATGCATTTGCACAATACCAAGAAACTGTTAGAAGACTATTTGGTGGTTATTTAAACTTCAAATATGTAACAGAAAAACAAAAATTAATACTAATGAGAAGACCCAGATCCAAAGAAAATGTGCTGTTACAAGTTTACATGGAAAAACCTGCTGAAACTTTAATTGATCAAAGATACAGTAAACCATGGATAAGAGATTATGCACTTGCACAGTGTAAAATGATGTTGGGTGAAGCCAGATCTAAATATGGTACTTTACCTGGTGCGGCTGGTGGTGTTTCTCTTAATGGTGCTGATTTAAAAGCAGAAGCTCAATCTGCCATGGAACGTCTTGACAGAGAAATTGAAACATACGGCACAGGCGAAGATCCACTAACTTGGGTTATTGGATAATTTTTGTTGACTAATCACAAAAAATAAGTTAATATATTAATATGATTGTTGGTATTGTTGGATTTATAGGTGCCGGTAAGGACACTGTTGCTCAAGTTTTCAAAGACAATGGGTATAAGCATGAGTCTTTTGCTAATCCGTTGAAAGATGCTGTGTCTCATATTTTTGGGTGGCCAAAAGAAATGCTGGAAGGCAAAACTGAAGCCAGTCGTAAATTTAGAGAAGCGTCTGATCCATGGTGGAGTAGTAAACTAGGTTTCAAAACTTTTACACCAAGATTAGCTTTGCAGTTGATTGGCACAGAAGTTTTTAGAGATAGTTTTAATCCAAACATTTGGCTACACAGTTTAGAAAATCGTTATGTGTCAAGTGGCATGAAAAAAATAGTAATTAGCGATTGCCGTTTTAAAAACGAAGTTAGTTTGATAAAATCATTAGGTGGTTATTTAATTAAAGTGCAAAGAGGCGGAACTCCACATTGGTATGAAATGGCAGTTGAAGCCGCATCTGGAGATGCTTTTAGTCAACACAGTCTAGCAGAAATGGGTATACACCAAAGCGAATGGGATTGGGTCAATCAAAAAATTGATTATGAAATTCACAACAATTCTACAATTGAAGATTTACAATTACAAACACAACAAATCATAGAAAAAATAAATTCAAACACAAAAACGGTTGACAAGAAATAAAACCTGTACTACTATAAAAGTACGTTAATAGAAACTTCCATTTACAGCACAGAAGGAAAACAAAATGTCTGAACAGTTCATCAACGAATTCTTTGGTCTAGTGAAAAAATCAAAGCCCCAAAACATTGAACTCTGTATCAACAAAAACAAATCAAATGGTCACATTGATCAAGTGGGATTTTACAATACAGATTCAAAAGAATATGTAATCTACAACGTCAATGAACTAACTCGATCGTGTATGAAAGAGTTTCGTTTGTTTCTTAAAAAAAGGTAACACAATGAGATCTGATATGGAGTATCTTGGATATCAATACTTTTGCGAGTATGATGATGATCCTGATGATCGCACAAGAAAATTTTGGCACATAGTAAAAGACCCAACCGGCAACGAAATTAAAGGAGCCAATTGGGGACCTTATCATAATGTGAGTTATGAAGAATTTAAACAATTTGTAATAGATTATTGTGTAACAACAAAAAGAGAATTAGACTATGGTTGATCGTTTTGATCTTGAAGAAAAAATTATGCGAGCCAGTTGGGTGCTAGAAGACATTCGCTTGTTTCGTGATAGATTTTGGCAACGTGAAACAATGACTCAAGATGAAATTGATAATTTTCTTATGGCTATGGAAACAATCTATCAACACAGATTCGATGATCTTGAAGACATGATGTGTCAAGTGTTTGAATTAAACCAATATCGTAAAAAAGATCCAAAGATTAACACACAGCCACAATCAACAAAAGAGCTAGATGAGTTTTACAATGAAGTAGAAACTAATCGCAAAGTTAAACCAGACTTAATGTCAACGTTTGACGAGAAAATGTAGTGATTGCGAGCATGGCGGAATAGGTAGACGCAACGGACTTAAAATCCGTTATCAATTATGGTGTGTGGGTTCGAGTCCCTCTGCTCGCACCAACTTAAAGGAAGATATATGAAAAAACCAACTAAATCAGAAGCAGAACAACAAGCAGTTAAAGAATGGTTAAAAACAAACAAACCAACAATTTGTCCACCTATGCAAAAATCAGATCCTAGCAAGATTAAAAAAACTTGGGGATGGGGCAGTAAGAAAAAGAAAAAATAAAAAACAAAAGTCCTGTAGTTTAATGGTAAAACACCCGGCTTATACTCGGCACAGTCTCCAGATTAGAGAGCGATACAGGTTCAAATCCTGTCAGGACTACCACAATAAATATGTTCTATGAAACTAATTTTTATATGTTTTTTACTGCTGTTTAGTGCTTGTTCTTTTAAAGTTACAGACTGTGAATTCAAACCTTCAGCATCTATCAATGAAGAATTTGATATTGAAAAGCCTATACAAGATCAAATTAATCCTGAAACCAAAGTCAGTTGCAATTACTAATCTGGTAATAAATCACCTTGTTTCCACCCTACTTCGTCAAGACTTTTGATTCTACTACAATTAGCACATATACTTTTTAAGTTATCCCAACTAGAATTTTTTAAGTTGCCGTCTATGTGATAAACGTCCATTTGTGAAGGATGTTTTGATTTAAAGCCACATTTTTCACAGATACTTTTCTTTCTATATCCGCTTTTGACCCATGAATAATTGTATTTTGTTCTCTCACCTGCATCAGTTTTGATACATTGATCACATTTTTTACGATAATAAACTTTGCCTTTTCTTTTGTAATTAAAAGCCGCAGGTCTAGTTTTACAAGAATTACATAATGGTCTTATGTGCTTTATATCGTCTTTCACGCTCATACTATGTTTATTTAATACCTTTAAAGGGAATGTACTTCTGGTGTTTTTTATAAAGATTGGCTAAATATCATTATATAATATAGAGTAGACAATAAAATTGTCACATATAGTAGGGAGAAAATAAACTATGCCAACTTTAGTATCACCAGGTGTATCAGTTTCAGTCATTGACGAATCAATGTATGCATCAGCTGGTCAAGGTACAGTACCTTTGGTAGTTGTTGCTACTGCACAGGACAAAACAGATCCGAGCACAGGCAATACTGCTGTTGGTACAACTTCAGCAAATGCTGGAGTACCATTTTTGATCACTTCGCAAAGAGAACTGGTTACAACCTTTGGCGAACCATCATTCAAATCACTACAAGGCACAATGCTACACGGTGATGAAAGAAATGAATACGGTTTGCTATCAACATATTCATACTTAGGAATTTCTAATAGATCATATGTAGTAAGAGCTAACATAGACTTAGATCAGTTAGAAGGTTCTACAAACGCTCCAAAACTTGCTCCAGCAGATGGAACATACTGGTTAGACACAACTAACACAGATTGGGGATTATTTACAGCAAACACAACAGCAACTCCAAATGCTTGGGATAAGATGACACCAACAGTATTACTTGATACTCCAGGTGCCGCAGGCGGTAACGTAGCATCTAATGGTGATCCGGTTACAACTTATGGCCAAGATTTAGATTATGTGTTAGTGGCTTCTACTTCACCAGCAAAACTTTATCAAAAAGTTTCAGGCACATGGGAAGTGGTAGGTTCACCATCATGGAAAACAGCAACAAGCGCCAATGTTTACATTCAATCAGGTAACGGTACAGCACCAACTGTGGCAGTATCTGGTAACTACAAAGATGTTTGGTTAAAATCAACATCAGGTGGTCAAGGTGCAAACATTGTAATGAAATCATACAGCACAGCAACAAGCTCATGGTCATCAATCTCATCTGAAATATATTCAAGAGATGATGCCGCTACAGCACAAGGTGGTAGCTCACTATCTGCTAATGATGTGTACGTAAGATTTGATGATTTTGATGATGGTAACATTGCATCAGAATTAAGAGCAAATTTCACAGCAACCTCATCAACTGTATCATCAACTGATTTTGCTAAAAAATCAATTGAAGCATTTAGCGGTGCAACTGCAACTCCGGAAATTCAATACGAAGTTAGAATTAGAGGAGCAGGTACATCAACAGTTGCAACTGGTAATGCCGCATCATTACACAATGGTGTAGCAACAGGTGGATCCAACACTGCAATTAGAATGGAAATTAATGGCCAAACTATTACAGTAACAGGTGCCGCAGGTGCAGGTAACCCAGTAACACTTGCTGAGATTGTCACAGCAGTTAATAATGATTCAACACTACAGTCAGCAAACATCACTGCTAGTATTGATTATGTTAGTGCAACAAGACAATATTTAAAATTAACAAGAACTGGTGGTTATGCAGTTTACATTCAAGACGGTGCTGATGACACAAACATCAAAGGTGCGTCAACTTCAGATCTTGGATTTACTGATAACACATCATCAGGCACACCAGCATTTTACTACAAATCACTTTGGTCAGATGCAACTTACGAAGCATCAGCTTCAGCACCAACAAGTGATCCAGTAAATGGCTCACTATGGTACAAAACAACTCAAGACGCAGACTTGTACATTGCAGAAAACGATGGCGGTACTATGAAATGGTTGGCTTATGCTAACTCAAAAGATAGATACGATGCAAATTCTGTAGTATCAGGCGGTATTAGAGATTTACAAATTGTATCAGGTGAACCAACTAAGAGATCAGACGAAACTTCAAACTTACAAGACGGTGATGTTTGGATTGACTCTGATGAATTAGATGCTTATCCAAAAATTTACAAATACAGTACAGCCACATCAGCTTGGGTATTACTAGACAATGCAGATCAAAGCACAGCATCAGGTGTTGTGTTTGGTGATGCAGTAGGTAACCCAGGTGGAGCAAACGAAGATGATCAAGATTGGGGTTCAGCGTATGCTAACTTCCATTCAGATGCTCCAGATCCTGCTGTTTATCCAGAAGGCATACTATTGTTTAACACAAGATTGTCAGGTTACAATGTTAAAAAATATGTAACTAATTACACTTTTGATAACACAAACAATGGTAACATTTGGGTAACTGAATCAGGATTAAAAACTGATGGGTCACCATACACTGGCAGACAAGCACAAAGAAATGTGATTGTTACAGCAATGCAAGGTGCGTTACAAGGCAACGAAGATATCAGAGCAGAATCAAGATTCTTTAACTTGATTGCCGCTCCTGGTTATCCAGAGTTACTTGACGAAATGGTTGCATTAAGTACAGATAGAAAATTAACAGCATTTGTACTTGCTGACACACCATTTAGATTAGCACCAGACGGAACGTCAATTCAAAATTGGGCAACCAATGCCAACAAGGCTCCAACAAATGGAGAAGATGGTTTATTGACTGGTACTCCGTATGCGGCTGTGTATTATCCTTCAGGATTTACATCAGATCTAGCAGGCAACAATGTAACAGTTCCACCAACACATATTGCTATGAGAACAATGGCATTTAATGATCAGGTGGCGTTTCCATGGTTTGCACCAGCAGGCTTCACAAGAGGTTTAGTAGACAACTCAACTTCAGTTGGTTATATCACTAGCGAAGAAGAGTTTAAAGCAGTAACATTGTCAGAAGGTCAAAGAGACACACTATACGCAAACAAGTTAAATCCAATTGCGTTTATTCCAAACAGAGGATTAGTGGTATTTGGTCAGAAGACACTATCACCAATTGCGTCAGCACTTGATAGAGTTAATGTAGCAAGACTGATTGTGTATCTAAGATACCAATTAGACCAACTTGCAAAACCTTTCTTGTTTGAACCAAATGACAGAATTACTAGAGATCAAGTTACAGATACTTTCAATAGATTCTTTGAAGATCTTGTTTCTAAGAGAGCAGTGTTTGATTTCTTAGTAGTTTGTGATGAAACAAACAATACTGGTGCCAGAATTGATAGAAATGAATTATGGATTGATATTGCTATTCAACCAGTGAAAGCAATTGAATTTATCTATATTCCACTTCGTATCAAAAACACTGGAGAAAGTTTAACAAGTTAATAAAATAAAGGGGTAAGCGAACCTTATCCCTTTAATTTACCTTTAAATGGATATAAAAATTTTTATAATTCATACAAAAGTGTAAATAATAGTATTAAGGAGAGAAAACAAAATGGCAACACTTTCAAAATTTGGTGTACCGATAGATGGATCAACAGGTAGAGGCGGTATTTTACAGCCTAAACTGAAATATAGATTTAGAGTTAGATTCACTAACTTTGGTAACCTAGGTGCGTCACCTCTTCAACTGACTCAACAAGTTATGTCGGTTACGAGACCAAAGATTAACCATGAAGAAGTACCAATTCATTCATACAACTCAGTTGCATACATGCAAGGTAAACACACATGGGAATCAGTTAACATAACACTTAGAGATGATATCAACAATAACATTTCTAAACTTGTTGGTCAACAAGTACAGAAACAGTTAAATCACTTTGAACAAACTTCTGCAACATCGGGATCAGTTTACAAGTTCGGAACTAAAATTGAAATCTTAGATGGTACAAATGACACAGAACTAGAACAATGGGATTTAGAAGGTTGTTTCTTACAAAATGTTGATTATTCAGATGGTGACTATGCAGTATCAGAACCAGTACAAGTTATCTTGACACTGAAATATGATAATGCAATACATCAAGCACCAGGCGACACTATATTCCCTCTACTTGGTTTAGGTGGATCTGGCGGATTAGTATAATAATTACTATTTCGTTTAATCCTTACCAGCGGAGTAATAGAATATGGCAGTTTTAAAACCAGCTAACAGAGCCGCGAATCTTTATCTTCGCGGCTCAAATCATGACCCAGCTCCAAGACAAGCACATCAATATGTTGTGGTTTTCAATATGTACCAGTTGGCAGTACCGGAGCATTTAAAGACAACTTACGACGAATTAAATCAATTCAGAGACAGATTGCACTTCTTAGTAAACAGTGTTGATCAACCCAAGTTCACAGTGGATCAAACTGTGTTAAATCAATACAACAGAAAAAGAGTTGTTAATAGGTCAATTACATTTGATCCTTTGAGTTTTAGAATGTATGACACACATGATGGGTTGGGATTAAAATTTGCAAAACTGTTGTATGAATTTGAATTTCAAGGTGCAAGATTAACACAAAAGAAAAGTGGTGTTCAAGGAGAATCAAGATCTGAAGATCACAACTACAATAGAAATTTATATCAAACAGAAGATCAGTTTACAAAAAGTCATCATTTTGGTCTTGCTACACACAACAATTTTCACAGTCGTCTTTTAAAACACATAGACATATATCAGGTTGCAGGAAAGATGTACAGCAAAACAAGAGTGATATATCCAAGATTGGCAAGATTTGATATGGATCAACTTGATTATGCTCAAAGCGGTGTAGTTAATTTGAGTTTTGGTTTTCAGTATGAAAACTTTTTAATTGATCAGGTGGCACAACCATTAGATTCAAGTGAAACAGAATATCCATTAGAAGAAATGTTTGGAGACACAGCAGGAGATTTTTTAGATACGCCTGCTGTTACTGAAACTGAAAACCCGCCTGCACTTGGTAAAAAAGACAACAAGGAAGGTGTAACAGGAGATTCAGGCAAAGTAGGTGACAGCACAAAAGGTTCACTTTCTTTAAATCAAGTTAGCAATCAAATTGCCGGAGCAGGCAATGAAATTATACAAGGTTATGGTAACACCAAAGCCAAAATAGTTTCTGGTGTAAAAAACAGTACAAAGAGTGCTGTGGGTAACTTTACAGGATTAGGCAAGTAATGGCATACAATCAAGTAAGAAACAGTACGTCTACTGTTGAAACAGTTGGTGGGATATCAACTATTGTTTCTCAGTTTGGATCAATAACCAAACAGATACTAGGTGGACAATCTTACAACACATCACAAGATATTTCAAGTGCCATATTAGAAAATTTAGGTTTGACACAAGATCAAATCAATCCAAGAACATACGAATTGATCAAAGGAATATTTGAAAAGTATTCTGATAACAGTTCTTTAGTTGAAGCATACACACTGTTGGCATTGGATGCCATTAACAAGTTTGGTGTTAGATTTAGTGACCTAGTTGAAACTACAAAAAACGATACTTTGCAATTCACTGAAGTAGGTATTGCACTATTAAATCATTATAGACCAGCAACTAGTCAAATAGCAAGAAGAAAAACCAATTTAGAATTAGATACAAACAAATTTGTTAAACGTCATATTATTGCTTAAATAAGTGTATGAAGTTTCATCAAGGGTTTTACAAAGTTAAAAATGAACAAAAATATGTGGGAAGCAGATCTCCTCGTTATCGTTCTGGATGGGAATTGACTTTTATGAGAATGTGTGACAACCACCCTAGTGTGATACAATGGGCTAGCGAACCTGTAAGGATACCATACAAACATCCGTTCACTGGAAAAATGAGTATGTATGTACCAGATTTTATGATGGTGTATGTTAACAAAAAAGGAAAAAAGATTGCTGAAATGGTTGAAATAAAGCCAAAGAAACAGACCACATTGGAAAGTATCAAAAGCCAACAAGATAAAGTAAATTATTTGATTAACAGAGCCAAATGGTTAGCGGCAGGAGAGTGGGCAAAGAGGAAAGGAATTAGATTTAGGGTCTTGAATGAAGACTCAATCTATGCTATAAAGTAAATTATGTCAGTGAAAACAGGAGGCCCAATTACATCAACGTCTGGTTACCCACCATGGACAAAATTTTGTTTAGTAAATGGAATAAAATTATTAGCACTGCCAACGTTAGGTGGTGCAACAGCAGTATCAGATGCATGGATTAAAAAAGTTGCAAAGACAGTGCAACTGATGTTTGGGTCAGGAGCATCAATCAACACCACAAATCAAAACGACACTATGAATCAAATGGCACAGTCAAGCACATCACAGTTACTTGGTTATTCAGGACCAAGTTCTTACACACCAAGCATAGTGGCAGATAATGCCAATGACAACTATCCAGGCATTGATTATACAAAGTATACAAATCCAAATGTTGATTTTATTTGGGAAGTATCTCCTGGCAATGGGGCAGTGATGGAAGTTGTTGAACACTTGTTACACACAATCACAGTGTTTGGCCTACAACAAACATTTTCAACTAAGATGAATCAAATGAATCAAACAAGTGATATTTACAATGCTATGCAACAGGCAAGAACCACAAATGGATCAGATGGCAATCCAATATTTGACACGTCAGGATATTCAGGTGACTTTGCCAACGATGCAGATTTCAGAGCATTGTTAATGCGAGAATATTACTACTTGTTAGTTGCGGCTGAATGGAATTACATATCAACGTTTTCAACTTCAATGGCACCAGAATGGAATGATAGTGCAATTAATTCTGCAGGAGTACAAACATATAACTCGCTAGGACATCAATTATATTTAGACACCGCGGCAAAAGTTTTGACAGCACCCAACACAACAACAATGTCAACTATATTTGCTTCCGGTGATAACTCAGGATACCAAGCAGATTATGAACATATTACAGCGTCTAGCGGTATAAATTTTAGTGGTGGTGCAATACTTGGATAAATAGTAATATAGGTACTTAATATGAATAAAAAATTAGAAAAAACATTTGATTTACCAAGCATGGAAGATGCTCTCAACGAGCAACAAATAAAAGACCATGTTGAGGAAAATACTTTGTCTACACCGTTGTCTGAATATGAAGCAATAGAAAATGCAATAACAGAAGACAGTGAAAAAGAAGAAGAAGCAGTAGAAATTAAAAAGGCATTATCTACAGCAGAAAAAATTGATCGTGCATTGCCTCAGGTGAAAGATCTTGAAGCACATGATCACGACATGGATGACTATGCTGTTGAAGCCATGAAAAGTTATAAAGAATTAATGGATTTGGGTATGAACTCAGAATCACGACATGCTGGTAAAATGTTTGAAGTGGCACAGACTATGATGAAAAATGCCATTGAAGCCAAAAACGCCAAAGCAGACAAAAAACTGCGTATGATTGAGCTACAATTGAAAAAGCAAAGAGTAGATCAATGGGAGCAAAAATCTGAAGGTAAAAATGATGATTTTATTGAAGGAGAGGGCTATATTGTAGGAGATCGCAACAAATTGCTAGATCAGTTGGTTAAAAAGGTTAATGAAAATGACAAGGATGATAAATAATAGTATGAAAAGTTTTAAACAATATCTATCAGAAGCAGTGCAAGAAAATCCAGTTAGAATCAAGATTGCCTGTGAAGTAACTGATGACATGATGAACATAATTGAGCGTGAGCTTGAAAGATATGACATAGTATCTATCAACAAGCCTGTTAAAACAATTATGCAAGAACATCCATTAGATTTTGGCACTAAAGTTAAAAATGCAGAAGTTTATATAATTGATGCTATTATTAATATGCCAATATCACATGAAACATTTAGAAGAAATTTATCAGACAAATTAGCAATAGCATACGAAACTATTGTTGTCAAAGGTCCAAATGATCCAATAGAGCAAGAGCAAGAAGCTGAAGTGAACAGACAGCAGGCTGAACCAGAAGATTATGAACCAAAAATGGGCCAAGATTACAGTGACGATGAAAAGAAATCAAACGAATCTGAAACACCCATAGCAGGTGAAGAACACAAAAAGAATTTTTTAAAAGACGTAAAAGATTTTAGAGACAATGATCCAGACAGAGGCAAAGTTGAAGCAGAAGGTCCTTTGAGTGTAAAAACCAAAACTGATGCAGTAGACAACAGTCAGCCCAAAGAAGATGATGTCAAAGCAAAATCACCACTAACACAAGATAACAGGAAAGCAAAATAATGCACAGTTACGTTGTAAGAGTTGACGAAGGAGATTTTGATTTAGACGAAGATAGATCAATTGAATCATCATTGCAGTTTGCTTTGAGAAACTCAGGCATTTTAGATGCTCAGATTGATGTGTCAGAATTTAACAGAGCAGAAGCAGAAATACAAACTTCTGCAACACTGCCAGAAATGCAAAAAGCATTTCAAGACGATGATATGGAAGTAGAAATTGATATGAAAGAAGACAGCGTAATGGTTCACACAGGACCAAACACTTACAAGCAAGACGATTTTACAACATCTATAAAAAATCAAAAAAAATTCAAATATGTTCCTGCTAGAAATGGTGACAATCCTTTAACTAATGAAGATGAAAAAGTTAATGAAGAAGCCTATAGCAAACTGATGAAAGAGTACAAAGAATTTGTTGTTGAAAACGAGCAGGTAAAAAAAAAGACTCGAGATTAAGTGAACAGAATGTAACTAAAAGTCAGTTAGCAATTCTGACTCAATTAACAAATCAAAAATATCTACCAATTCTTAAAAGTTTACAAGGCGAAATAGGTATTCTACCACAGAACCTTATAAGAGATCCTGCATTTGTAAAAATGATGAGTAATATTTTTTACCTAGGAAGATCATCAAACGGTGAAAGAGGATTGACAACATCCAGCAGTGTTAATGATATCAAAAGAGATTTAAAGAAAATTATATCAGCAACTAACATGCAAGAACTTAACAATGCAATTAGTTCTAGTGGTTACGGTGATCCTGCATTTGGTATCAATAATGCCAGCAGTGATCAAGACATGCAAAAGATACAAGCATTTGCAAAAACATTCACAGCAATTTTAAATAGAGATCAAACAACTTTTTCAAAATTTGTAAAAACAAATAAAACTGTACAAAAAGCAAAAGACTATGTTAGAAATCCTGCAAAAGCATTTAGCGATTTTAGTGGCGCTGTTTCAAACCCAGGAAACACCGCAGACATTTTAGCTCAGCCTTTCAAACGTAGTTAAAAAAGTTCTTATGAACAAACTGGAAAAAACCAAAAAAAAATTAGACTCTGTGTCTCCAAGTTTGTGTCTAGCAAAATGGCAACAGGTCACTGTGCATTTGCAAAATGGACATACACACAGTTGTCATCATCCACAAACACACAAAGTACCACTGGAAGAACTGGAAAAAAATCCCAGTGCTTTGCATAACACAACTTACAAAAAGTTTCAAAGAAAATTAATGTTGGAAGGTACACGACCTGACGAATGTGATTACTGTTGGAAGGTAGAAGACACCAAAGGTGATCACTACAGTGACAGAATCAAAAAAAGCAGTAACAGTACTTGGGCCATGCCTTATTTTGATCAAGTGGTCAATGCTAATTGGAATGCCAATGTGACACCAGCACAAGTAGAAGTGAGTTTTGGTAATGTGTGCAACATGAAATGTGTGTATTGCTCGCCAGTGTTCAGCAGTGAATGGTGGAGTGAAATCAAACATCAAGGTGCATATCCCACAAGTGACAGATACAACAATTTGGAATGGATAGAACAATCCAACAGAACTCCTTATCTCAATAGAGAACACAATCCTTATGTGGAAGCATGGTGGAAGTGGTGGCCTGAAATCAAAAGTCAATTGCGAACTTTGAGAATCACAGGAGGTGAACCATTGCTAAACAAAAACACTTTTAAACTGTTGGATGAATTAGACACGGAACCACAACCGGCAATGAATTTGGAAATCAATACCAATCTGTCAGTGAACACAGCAACAGTGAGTAAAACACTGGATCAAATTGCTGATTTAAAATTGACCAAATCCATCAACAATGCTGTGATACATACCAGTTGTGATTGTGCAGGAGAACAGGCAGAATACATACGTGAAGGAATGCAGTATGATCAGTGGTTATCGCACTGCAAAATGGTGCTTAAACGTGGCATATCCTTGCATATAATGGTCACAGCCAATATGTTGAGCATAGATACCATGATTGACTTAATGACGGCTGTATACCGCTTAAAACAAGAATATAAGGGGGTTACATATGGGGTCAGTATACTGCATAGTCCTAAGTTTTTAAATGTGTTAAATTTGCCAAAAACACAGTATTGGCAAGACAAATTCACAGAACTTTTTGACTTTGTGAAAGCACAACAGACCACTGATATAAATGAATTCAATTACATTGACAGATTGTGCAAGTATTTTGCACAAAACAGCTTAGAACAACAAGAACAGATAAAATTAACACAAGATGCTAAAACTTTTATCAAAGAAATTGACCGTAGACGTAATAAAAATTTTACTAATACATTTCCTAATTATAACTTTCTAACAACTTAACACATCATATTAAATTTAACGCATACAATTAAATATTTTTATGCGTGACGAATACACATCGGCTTTTTACAAAGTTGTCAAACAAACACAAAGCAGATACGGATATGACTTGCCTTTTGACATAGAAGTATATGTGGTCATGTTGCTGTCATCTCATGTAGACAAAAAAGATTTTTTACCACATGATAGTTTTGCTGAAAGTTATATGAAGTTGAAAGGTATCAAAGCCAAAGAATTAGGTGACGCATGTTTGTTTACTGTGGGTGTGTTTCCTGAATATGGAAAAAGAAAAGGATTAACACAAGAGTATTTTTCCAACATAGGAAGATCAAGTTACGATATAGCCACATCATATTTAGATGACAAACTGTTTTCAGATTTGAGAGATCATTTTAAATTTCTTTCCAAATTTATCAATGTTTGTGTTACCAATGAAAAACAATTTGGTACTTCATTGTTTTTAGCAAACCATTAAATACGTACATAAATACAATTATGCAAAGAAAAAGCCTTGACGGAAATCTAACAAAAAGAGCTTATGCCAAAACGGCATATTCAGAAAAAAAATTGCTTGATCTGAAAAAATGTGCTGACAAAGATACTGGCTATCTCTATTTTATGAAAAATTTTATGTGGATTCAACATCCTACCAAAGGTAGAATGAAATTTGATCCATATCCTTTCCAGGAGAAATTACTTGAAACTTACAATAATAATAGATTTGCTATTGCCATGTGTGCAAGACAAACAGGTAAAACAACCTGTGCGGCTGGATTTCTATTATGGTATGCAATGTTTAATCCAGATGTTTTGATTCTAATTGCGGCACACAAATATCAAGGTGCTCAAGATATCATGCAACGTGTGAGATTTGCATATGAAGAAAGTCCAGACTACATTCGTTGTGGTGTGACCAGTTACAACAAAGGGTCAATGGATTTTGACAATGGTTCAAGAATTATAGCACAGACCACAACTGAAACAACAGGTAGAGGTATGAGTATATCTTTAGTGTACATGGATGAGTTTGCGTTTGTGGAACCACAAACCAAAGCACAAGAGTTTTGGACTTCCTTGTCACCTACATTGTCAACAGGTGGTAAATGTATTATCACATCAACACCAAACAATGATGATGATGTGTTTGCAGGTTTATGGAGAGGTGCAAACAAAAGAGTTGATGAATTTGGTCAACCCACAAGAGATGGCACAGGTATAAATGGTTTTAGATCAATAGGTGTACATTGGTCAGAACATCCAGACAGAGATGAAAAATGGGCCAAAGACGAACAAGCAAGAATAGGTGAAGAAAGATTCAAACGTGAACACGAATGTGAATTTATTGTGTTTGATGAAACCTTAATTGATTCAATGAAACTGATCACATTGGCTGGTAAAGATCCTTTGAGAAAAACTGGTCAAGTTAGATGGTATGAAAAGATCAAAAAAGGAAACACTTATGTGGCGGCACTTGATCCAAGTTTGGGTACAGGTGGTGATTATTCAGCAA